GACGATAAAACTACGGGAGAGAAGAAGGGTCGCATGACCGTGACCGCTTTCAATGTCGGCGTTGATTTGAAGCGCCACATAGTCAATGTAGTTGAGATACGGCGTAACGCTGAGGGCGATTCTGAGATAGACCCATGGAGCGCTCCGACATGGAAAAAGGAACCTGAAGTCCCTGAGTCTTTCCCTTTCTAACCCGCATAGGGTATTATTGGGGTTGAAAAACTCTCGAAAGGAGTTGAAAATGGCTTGGACAGATTTTTTTGTAAAGGAACTTCCTAACGCAAAAACTGTGGTCTCTCCGAATGGTCGCCCATATATTTCTATGGAGATTGCTCCGAAAGAATATGTAGAAGTCCACATGACAACAAGCGCTCTTGAACTTCCGTTCAAAGTTATCTTCAAGCGTTTTGACCAACTAGGCGCATTACTTGAGGAACGCGAATACGCACAAGCAGGAACAAAAGATTTAGCGCGAAAGTTTGCTATCGAAACAGCGACTTTCCGCCTCAATTCTATTGAACTTGTTTTAGACGGAGAATAAAAGGCAAAATTCACCTAACGCTATAATCGTGAGGTGTATGACAACCTTTCGCCCAATCGTGAGGGAGTCGTGTCTGTTTTAGGGGCGTTTGCCATTCAGACTCATGAATTGTTTTCTGAGTTGATGAAGGCGGGTTTCAATCAGGAACAGGCAATCGCAATCGTCGTAGGATTAGCAACCAAAGAGTAGAGGGTTAGATGGCTGAGAATATAACGCCCGATTTATCGGAGTTTGGCTCTACTGGTCTGCGTCGTTCAGGCGGAACGGTCTTTGAAGAGTTTCTTACCAATCTGCGTGGACAACGCGGAGCAAAGACTTATCGAGAGATGTCGGATAATGACCCGACGATTGGCTCAATGCTTTTTGCGATTGAGAAAGTTATTACTCGTCTTGAATGGCGAATCGACCCGTATTCAGATAATTCTCATGACGGAGATATAACTCCTGAAGATAAAGAAGTCGCGGCGTTTATTGAATCTTGCCTTCATGACATGAGCGAATCATGGGATTCAACTTTGTCTCAGATGCTTTCAATGTTGATTTTTGGTTATTCATATCATGAAATTGTTTACAAGGTTCGTACAGGCGATAACGCTGACCCACGGAAGAAATCTAAATTCAACGATGGTCGTATTGGTTGGCGCAAGATGCCTATTCGCGCTCAAGAGACTTTGTTCCGTTGGATGATTGATGATGATGGCGGTATTCAAGGAATGGTTCAAGTAGACCCATCCTCGGGCGGCATCCACCATATTCCGATTGAGAAGGCTTTGTTGTTCCGTACCACCACACAAAAGAATAACCCTGAAGGTCGTTCTATTCTGCGTAATGCTTATCGCTCTTGGTATTTCAAGCGCCGTATTGAAGAGATTGAAGCAATCGGTATCGAGCGTGACTTAGCAGGACTTCCTGTTGCTTATGTTCCACCTGAGTTTTTATCTTCAACCGCTACCGCTGAACAAGCATCGGTTCTAACCACTATCAAAGATATTGTTACTTCAATCAAGCGCAATGAGCAAGAAGGCGTCATCATGCCTTCAATGTATGACGACCAAGGACACAAGGTTTTTGATTTAGTTCTTCTCTCATCAGGCGGAAGCCGTCAGTTTGATACAGACAAAATTATTCAGCGCTATGACCAAAGGATTGCTATGTCAATTCTTTCTGACTTCATCTTGCTTGGCTCTGACCGTGTTGGCTCTTATGCCCTCGGAACTTCCAAGATGGATTTGTGGTCAATGGCAGTTGATTCAATCGCTAAGAACATTGCTGAGGTTATGAACCAACACGCTATCCCTCGCCTGTTGAAACTCAATGGCATGAATGTAGCCCGCGCTCCTTATCTAACTTATGGTGAAGTAAGCCATGTTGATTTGAATGAAATTGCTGGATTTGTTGGTGGCTTAGTACAAACTGGCGCAATCGTTCCCGACCCTAAGTTGGAAGAGTATCTACGCGACTTGGCTGGTCTACCACCTGCCGAGCATGATGGACAAAATTTTGGTATGCCTCCAATGCCTGAAGCGGGAGCAATGCCACCTGCGGAACCAGCAACATCAGGAGAAGAAGAATTACCAGTTGCTCCACCGACTCCCGAGGAATTGACCACACCACAACCTGAAGTTGGCTAGAGATGATTCATTTTGCGAAAGCAGAGCGTCCTCGTCGAGTACCACTTACACCCGAAGAGCAAGTTCTTGCCCGCACTTTATTTGATGCTATTCAAAGAGCAACAGATAAAATCAGCGTAAAGGATTTAGAGCGTTTAGTTCGACGCCTCGACCCTGAGACTTTGAATCGACTATTAGCCTCTATCACTATTGCTAATCAAAAGAAGATTGAACAAGCGCTCATTTCTGCGATTGATATTGGTGGCAAGGAAGCCATCCAACAGATTTCTAACATTGCTCCTAAGTTAGCCTTACCAGCCTTCTTGCCTAGCAAAGTTCAGATTACAAATAAAAAGCCAATGGCTAACATGACATTCACACAAGTACCAATGTGGGCGCAACCAAAACCACCCAAAGTTGAATTCACAATGTCATTCAATAAAACCAATCCAAACTCTTTAGCCTTTGCTCAACGCCGTGCTGGAGAACTGATTACAGCGATTGACGAGATGACTCGCAACGCAATTCGCCAAACAATTATTGAAGCCTTCAACGACCAAATAGATTACAGAGCAACAGCCCGTCGAATCAAGAATGTCGTTGGACTTCATCCTCAATGGGCTAAAGCAGTTACAACTTTTGAGAAAAAAGAATATGCCCGCCTTATCCGCATGGGACTAAAAGAAGAATCAGCAAGAGCAAAAGCCATGGAGCGAGCATCTCGCTATTCAGATTCACTCAAGAGCAAAAGAGCAACCATGATTGCTCGTACAGAGATTCAGATTGCTCAGAATGAGGGACGCCAAGAGGGATGGAACCAAGCGGCAAAAGAAGGTTATGTAGATGCTGAAGCACAAAAGATGTGGGTCATTGCTCAAGATGAGCGTACTTGCCCTGATTGTTTAGAATTGGATGGAGAAGTAGTTCCTTGGAATGGAACATTTTCCAATGGTGATGAAACCCCAGGAAGAGTACATCCTCATTGCCGTTGTACCATGGTGATTCTTCCACCTGAAAGACGCTAATGACTATTACTATCTCTTTGCCACTTGGATACAAACCAGTTTTCAAACATGGTGACCACGACCAAAGTTCGCATGGTAATTGGGCTTCAGGTAATTTTCAAGATTATGGTTCAGGCGGTGGTGGCGATTTAGACGCCGCGGAAAATACATATTTTGAAAGATATGGCATAAAAACTGATGGAAGTAAAGAGCCAACTGGAGTTTCACGCGACGAAGTATCAGCATTAGATTTCTATACGGGAGATGGTTACCGCAATATAAATTCTTTTTTCCGTCAAGGTCAGGATGGCTTGCCTATGAAGGGTGATGTCTTATTTGACCGACTCACAGAAATAAGTGGACATTTAGATAAACTTATTGATGAAGCACCTGAAATTTTTGGTGATAAAAATTTATTTCGCGTATATTCTCAGAATGTTATGAATAACATCAAAGAAGGAGATGTCGTAACAGATAAAGGTTATCTTTCAACAACTCGCGTTGATATTACTGATTCAAGTAACCGTGATGTTTTACAAAGTTTACAGGTAATTGAAGATTCTAACGATATTCCAGCAATTATTCTTCCAAATGCTTCAGGCAAAGGTAAAGGAATTGGCGTAGATTTTTTCAAAAATGCTGTTCAGGATTCGCCTTTAGTAACAAATGTATCGGCGGCAAATATCGAAAAAGAAGTTTTATTGCCGAGAAATACACCTTTGAAATTTACGGGATACAAAGATTTTTTGAACCGAGATTCGGGAAAATATATGAAAGTTGCGGTATTTCAAAGGATGGATAAATGAGCCGATTTATCACAGCGACTCTTGATGGCATAGAAATTACTAGGGCTAAAGATGTAAAAAAACATGGCGACCATGACCAGTCAAGCCATGGTGCTTGGGCTACTGGAACTGTTGTTGATTTTGAAAAAAAACCTATCCCGAAAAATGAATTACAAAGAGATGTCGATAAAGGCGAAAAAATATCAGCCCAAATAAAACTTGGTGATAAAAGCCTCAAAGTTACTCAAAAAAACGAAAAATATCCCGACGGTACGGTTGTAATGAATTTATATGTGACCGATAAAGATGACAATAAAGTTGGATATTTAGGGGCTTCGACGCAATTCAATGATAATAAATTTGCCACTATCACAAATGTAAAAGTCCGTTCAGAATATCGCAGACAGGGTGTTGCGACAGCAATGTTGAATTTTGCTCGCTCGCACATGATGGATGGTCTTGAAATAAAACACGATACAAATAGATTATCTCCTGAAGGAGAGGCTTGGTCTCGAGTAACTAAACATGGCGACCATGACCAGTCAAGCCACGGCAACTGGGCGCACGGGATTGAAGTAGCCCCTGAAGTAGTCCGCTCAACGCTGGATAGGGTCAAGGAGAATGGCGGTCTCTCGGTCAATCTCAAGGATGGCTCTGAACCTACAAAGGGCTTTATGGTTGCCAAAGGCAAGAAGTTCGCGGCGATAGTCAAGGCTGACGAATTCTTCGATGAGGCTAAGGGCGCTGAGATTCTCTCCTCCTACATGAAGCAACATAAAACAGAGTTCAATAATTCGAATAACTACCTCGGTTTATGGCACAATACCGAGGATGGACAGGTTTATCTTGATGTCTCCGAAAACATCCAAGATGAAGCGGAGGCTACAAGCCGTGGGCGCGAGCGCGACCAAATCTCAATTTGGGATGTAGCAAACTTCAAAGAAATTCCGACAGGAGGAACAGGTGGCATCGAAAAAACTCGAGGCGGTTCAACTTCCCGATATATCGAAGATGACCGACGAAGAGATAGAAAACTACGCCAAAGAGATTTGGGCGAAGTTAGCAAAACCCTCACAGCAACAAAAGTAATTTATTTTGAGTATGGGTTGAAGCCCGTACTCAAGCACGGCGAACACGACCAATCCGAACACGGAAACTGGGCGCGTGGATTTACAGATTCGGAACGCGAACGCATTGAATCAATGAAAGGTTTAGGTCCATCTAAAGAGGAACTAAAAGCCATCATAAATCCTAGAGAAATTGATGACGATGAAATAAGAACTTATGTTGAAAACAATGGCGACCTCTACGACGCAATTACGGAAGATATTGATTACAGAGTTGAAGAACGACTTGCGGCGCTTCAAGCAGAGTTTCCAAATCATGAATATAGCGAACAAGAAAAAGCAACTATTTATGAGAATGTTCAAAGAGACTTGATTGACGCTTATATTGAAGATAACCGTGACGATTTATCACAAACAATTAGAGATGAATCAGGTGAAACACAAAGAAGCATAGAAGAAATAACCATGGCTCTAGGTGAAGTTTTTGATATTGACCATAGTGGAACTGATGCCAATGGGAAGGAAAGAACATTCTCAAGCCGTACAGGTTATGGTGATGATACTGGCGGTGGCGTTAGAGTTTTGGGTGATATTTTGGATGAAAACAATAATCCAGTTGGTGAATTCCAAAGAACTTTTTATGAAAAAAATGGAGCATTGCTTGTTGAACATGACTTGCTAAACATTTGGGATGAAGAAAATCGAGGAACAGGTTTTGGAAAAGAATTTATTCAACGAAGCGAGGCTTGGTATGTCTCTAAAGGAATTGACGCAATTATTGTTGGCTCAGGTTTAGAAGATGGCGCTCGCCATTGGGCGCGAGCAGGATACGACTGGCGCTCACCCGACCATGCCGAAACCGCATTGAATACATTGATTGCGACAGCAGGTAATCGTTTCGAGCGAAATTCACCCGAGAGAGCAGAGTTTGACGCAATTATGGCTAGAGCATTTGATGGTTACACAGTAAAACCCGAAGGCGACGCATCTATGACGGTCAATTACAAAGCAATGAAATCAATGCGGTT